TCCCGGTGCCCGCAGTAAGCGTCGCTTTAGTTAGCGTATTGCCGGTGGTATTGCCGATAAGCAGTTGGCCGTCGGTAAAGGAGGACTGCCCCGTACCGCCGTTAGCAACCGAGAGGTCCGTACCCGACCAGTTGTCATTATTGATGGTGTTGAGGGTCGCCAAAGTGCCGAGGCCCAGAGCAGAGCGTGCACCTGAAGCGGTCGTAGAGCCAGTACCGCCGTTAGCAATCGCTAGCGTACCTGTAATTCCGGTAGTTAGGGATACGTTAGTAATGGTATTGTTCGACCCACTAATAGTTTTGTTAGTGAGTGTTTGCGTACCCGTAAGAGTTACAATCGACGCGCTGTCGGTAAGGTCCGTAGAAGCAACTGAACCGAGGTCAACGGTAGGGTTACCCGATACGCCATTGCCATTGGAGATGCTGATCTTAGCGCTACCTGCGGTTAGCGTGCGTCCCGCAAATGTATCCGTTGCAGTCTGAGTTAGCAGCCCGTTGGTGTCAAAAGCGGCAAGTGCCGCCAGAGTTGCGTCATAAGCTTGGACATCCGAACCAATAGCCACCCCAAGATTAGTACGTGCGGCTGAAGCTGTCCCCGCACCCGTGCCGCCATCTGCAACGGCGAGGTCGGTAATCCCGGTGATTGAACCGCCAGTAATAGATACCGAAGTAGAGTCTTGTGTGGCGATAGAGCCGAGACCCAGATTGGTCCGTGCACCAGAGGCAGTTGTGTCGCCAGTGCCGCCAGAGGCTACAGGAAGGGCGGTGCCAAGAGTGAGCGAAGTGAGGTGAGTTACTACGTCTACGACGTTGGTGGCGTTATTAAACACCCACATGGTTTTACCGGCAGGTACCGCAATGCCCGTGCCCGTCGAGTTCTTTACCGTAACCGCGTCTGCGCACCCGTTGCTGACTATGTACACTTTCTCGATTGCGGGCACGATTAGGTTACGTGCGCCGCCCGTAGTGCCGGTCAAGTTAAGACGCATGTGGCGAGCAGCCTGCGTAGTGTTAGCGTCCGTAAGCGTAAGAGTAACGTCTCCGCTAGAGAACGAAACGTCCGACGAACCGACAATAGCTTCTTCCAGCGTGGTGCCGAGGTTGGTGTTGGTTACACTACCCCAAGCGCCGGAGTTCTCACCGGTCCCCATCAACTGGATTTTAAGATTAGTACTGTAGGTGCTCGCCATATCTGTTTCCTATGTAGGTATTTCTTCCCAAACGACCGTATTCCCATCGTTTACAGCCTGCCAGTTCGGGGTTTGGTTGTCGTTTATCTCGCCCCAAACAAGCGGCCTAGTAATTAGCCCGACCCCTTGTACACCAGTTATAGTAACTTGTGAATTACCCGTAGTACTTACCGTACCTATTGCCCCGGTCGCCGATACCGACGTTACAAGTATAAATACTGGTATAGAAGCGGTGACATCGCCGACTTCGCCGGTACCAGATACGCCGGTTAGCGTTGCGCTGCCGCCTATGGAGAAAGAAGGAGACCCAACTACTGTGGTGGCTTCTACACCCGATACCGTTACAGACGCGTCTCCCGCCTGTGTCGTTGTACCAAGCTCCCCAGTGCCCGTAACTCCCGTAAGTGTAACTTCAACGAAGATACCGGAATCTACTGTGCCTACCTCGCCCGATGCGCTAACACCGGTAAGCGTGACATTGGCGTCTCCGGTAATATCTACCGGCGGGACTGCGCCATCTACTATAGCGGTCGCTTCGACCCCGCTAAGCGTTACATCTACATCGATATTAACAGCGGTAGTGCCGACGGCACCCGAAGCGCTGACCCCAGTAAGGGTTACACTGCCATCTACCGAGAAGGTAACACTACCAACTCCGCCAGTTGCTTCTAGCCCGGTAGGTGAGGCGGTCGCTTCTGCGGCAGCGGTGACATTTCCTGTCTCCCCACTTGCCTGCACGCCCGTAACAGTAACCGGCGTTAAAAGCTCTATAGTTAGCGTACCAAGCTCGCCGCTTGCAGAAACCCCCGTGAGTGAGGCAGATGCTTCAGCGGTTACACTGACTGTGCCTACTGCGCCGGTAGCTTCTACCCCCGTAGGGAATACACGTTTTGCAGTGTCTACGGTAACCGAAGAAAGTCCTGCACTGGCGGATACACCGGTGACCAAAACCTCCGCACTCTGCGAACCAAGCGCTGAGAACGGGGCAGTAGAAAACGGTGAAATACCGAACAAGGAAGTTCTCCTAAGTTATACCGTTATATTATTTGAACGGCGGCCCCCCTACCCATACCACAATACTCTTGCGTAAGCCATGCGTTACTGGCGTGACTCTATGTAGTCTATAAGACGGGAAGGCGATTACCGTGCCCCTAGTAGCGTCGGGTTCAGTGTCGTCTTTAGTTGTCTTTACCTGTAACTTACCACCTTTATACTTTTTTGGGTCGGTTAGTGGCAGCACCATACTTAGCTTTCTGGGCGTGTTAGTGTCGTCGCCCGCGTCAACGTGCCACTCGTAAAAACTTTTGTGGTCACTCTCGTAAACCGTAAACTGCATGTCCTCTACAAACCCGGTAAGATCGAACCGGTAGAACTGCGCGTTTAACTGCCTAGCTATATAGGCCATACGGTCGTAGAACCATTCGGTCTCAGCCTCTAGAGTTATCCAGCCGACTTTAGATTCCCGGACACCTTCCGTATTCTCGTTGAAGGCTAGCGTGGCAGTAGTCGTAGCTAGCTTGTCGCAATAAGCCTCGATCCTATCCAACTCTTCCTCGGTAAATCCCCCTTCCCAAGTGACAAAGCTTTGATTTTCACCGCTTTGTGGGGGCATATCTAAGAAATTATATATAGCCATATCACTTACGCCTGTGGAGGTTGTCGCGGTAGATGCTCTCGTGCACCAAGCTGCGGCGCGCTCTAAGCTGTTCGGTGTTAGCTACCTCTACGTCCGTCATTTTACGGCTGCGGGACTTCGGCAGTAGTTCATCTTTCTTGATAGGTATAACCTGCACAAGCGGGGTTCCCGCAGGGAGTATCTCAGACGTGTTTTCTTGGTGCCAGACGAACGGGAAGTTTATGTATTCCTGCTCGTAATATGGGTGGTCAACAAAACCAGAAAAGCAAGTAAACCGTGGCTCAACGCGGTTAAGTGGGGGTATAAATAGGAGACTATACTCGGGTGGGGTCTTAATCATCCAGTAATTAAGAAACTTCATGGGGGGTTTAGGAAGTAACGGGTTAGGTGATTTCTCTGTGGTTATTTGTTCAAACGTATGCGTTTCAACCATATTTTTATGGAACTTCCACTCGAAGTTCACACCAGACGCATCTTCATTTGTTTGAAAGTGCACGTCAGCCGCAAGTGGTATGATGTAGCCCACGCACAAAGCATCTAAAAATGGCATGCACCGTTTGATCGTAGAGGTGTTAAACCCTTGATTGCCCAGCTTGGGGGGCAGCGCCTTGAACCAATCCGGAATATCTTTTTTGGCAGCAAAAGGGGCCGGTATGATCCCCCAATCTTCCTCCGCGCAAAGGAATTCAATTTCCTTCGCCTTAAATACGCTCTTAAACATGGTAGCTCCTAATTTTGGCCGTTGCCTTCCTTATAGACAATGTTGCCTTTTTCGACTTCTACCATACATCTGTCAACTTCTTGCTTGCCTCTTAAGATGTGATCGTCATGCAAATTTAATTGCTCGTTGTTGTTGATCCAATCTCTTTGGTATTGCGGCAGTTGGTCAAAGCAAGCCATCACCACTGCTAGTCGGTTGTGGTCTATCCCCACGACACAACTACTTGTCCGTCACTACTACCCGTACCCACTGTTACGCTAATCGTTTGGTACGGCCAAACTTTTGCTGCGTTTGTGCTATTCGTAGCTGCAACAGAACCAGCGTTTCCAGCGTTGCCGGAGTTGAACGAACCCGCATTGCCCGGAGTAGCGCCTGTACCGTTGTTACCCGCAGAGCCAGCATTGCCCGCCGCGCCAGCATTTCCGGGAGCACCAGCATTACCGTTTGTTGCACCGGTGCCCGCAGAGCCTGTATTACCGGCATTGCCATTTGCGCCATTCTGACCCGGCCACGTATTCGGGGCTGCCCCGCCGCTCGTTGCACCTGTACCAGCAGCGCCTGTATTACCTGCATTTCCGTTCGCGCCATTCTGGCCCGGCCATGTGTTTGGAGCCGCGCCACCCGAAGTAGCCCCGGTACCTGCACTGCCAGTATTACCTGCATTACCGCTAGCACCATTCTGACCCGGCCATGTGTTCGGTGCCGCACCACCTGCGGTAGCGCCTGTACCAGCAGCGCCGGTGTTACCCGCGTTGCCATTAGCTCCGTTTTGGCTCGGCCATGTATTTGGTGCTGCGCCGCCTGCGTTTGCGCCATTACCTGCGGCCCCTGTGGTACCTGCGTTGCCGTTCGCGCCAGCATTTCCGGGGCTTCCTGCACCGCCCGAGTTTGCGCCCGTTCCAGCATTACCGTTGGAGCCAGAGTTGCCGTTAGCACCATTCTGACCGGGCCAAGTGTTTGGAGCAGCGCCACCCGCATTGGCTCCTGTGCCTGCGTTACCGCTAGCTCCAGTGTTGCCATTTGCGCCCGCACCCCCCGCATTTCCGGGGTTGCCAGCTACACCTGAACCGCCGCCGCCACCGCCGCTACCTCCGGGTACATCCAGTTTGGTGTCACCCGACCCTCCGTTTCCGCCAGCGCCGCCGCCCGGACTACCGCCCGCCCCTCCGGTACCTGCAATGGTGCCTAAAGCAGAGTTACCTGCACTACCGCCGGGGTTACCGCCAGCGCCGCCCGGAATGCCCCCGCTTGTGCCTCCGCCTCCGCCGTTGCCGCCCGCTCCGCCGTTACCACGATTACCTGCTGCCCCATTGTTTCCGGGGTTGCCACTTCCGCCAGCGTTGCCGGGATTACCAGCATTACCGCGTGCCCCGCCGGGGCCTCCTACGCCATTGTTACCTGCGTTGCCGGGGTTACCAGCATTGCCGGGGTTACCAGCATTACCACGTGCACCGCCAGCGCCGCCGTTACCATTATTGCCGGGGTTACCAGCATTACCTTTTGTACCCGCATTGCCCGCATTGCCCCGTGCTCCGCCGGGACCGCCCACACCATTATTTCCGGGGTTACCAGCATTACCTGCCGAGCCTGCATTACCTGCATTACCACGTGCGCCTCCGGGGCCGCCCACTCCGTTATTGCCCGGGTTACCAGCATTGCCCTTAGTACCTGCATTGCCCGCTGAGCCTGCACTGCCTCCCGGGCCACCCACCCCGTTATTCCCCGGATTGCCTGAGTTACCTTTAACGCCAGCATTGCCTGCTACACCGGCTGCACCGCCGGGGCCACCTACCCCGTTATTCCCCGGATTGCCTGAGTTACCTGCGGTGCCATCATTACCTGCGGACCCGCCATTACCTGCTGCGCCGCCCACTCCGTTGTTCCCGGGGTTACCGGCAGTGCCATCGTTGCCGGGGTTACCTGCTGCGCCTGCTACACCATTTGATCCCGTGCCGCCGTTCCCCGCTGTGCCGCCTGCTCCGCCGGGGCAGGTTATATAGGAACCGAAAGAACTTGCATTACCTGCACTGCCATTATTGCCGGGGTTGCCGTTCGCTGCACCAGTACCGTTATTACCCGCTACTCCGGGGTTGCCTGAACCGCCCGGATTACCGGCGGTGGCTCCAGTGCCGTTTGCTCCAGCATTGCCGGGGTTACCATTCGCTCCAGACTTACCGGGCCAATTACTTGGAGCAGCGCCGCCGTTTGTCGCACCCGTACCTGCTGCGCCCGTGTTTCCGGCATTACCGTTTGCACCGTTTTGTCCGGGCCAAGTGTTTGGAGCAGCGCCCCCGCTTGTAGCTCCCGTACCTGCTGCCCCTGTATTTCCAGCATTGCCGTTCGCGCCGTTTTGGCTGGGCCAAGTGTTTGGTGCGGCACCCCCACTTCCGGCTCCGGTACCAGCGGCACCTGTAGTGCCCGCATTCCCATTAGCCCCTGCATTTCCGGGACTTCCGGCTGCACCTGAATTAGCGCCCGTACCTGCACTGCCAGTATTACCTGCGTTTCCGTTGGCCCCGTTTTGTCCGGGCCAAGTGTTCGGCGCGGCCCCACCAGCGTTTGCACCACTCCCCGCATTACCCGTGTTTCCGGGGTTACCGTTAGCGCCCGCGCCTCCGGGGTTGCCCGCATTGCCGTTTGTCGCACCGTTACCGTTTGCGCCTGTAGAACCTGCGTTTCCGTTTGCGCCCGCATTGCCGGGGTTGCCTGCGGCACCTGAGTTAGCACCTGTACCTGCGCTACCGTTATTACCTGCCGCGCCCGCATTACCGGCGTTACCCGCAGTTCCGGGAATACTGAAATTGGTAGAGCCAGCGCCCCCCGATCCTGCATTGCCTGAATAGCTTGTGCCTGCGCTGCCGGGGTTGCCTACAAAAGTACCCGCACCGCCTCCGCCGCCTCCGCCGCCGCCTCCGCGACCCCCGGGGTTACCCGCATTGCCGGGGTTACCCGCATTACCGCGTGCGCCTCCAGTTCCCCCATTCCCGTTATTTCCGGGGTTACCATTGTTGCCTTTAGACCCAGCGTTACCTGCACTTCCGCCTGTACCGGCATTGCCTCTAGCCCCATTGTTTCCGGGGTTACCCGCATTGCCTGTGCCGCCAGCGTTACCGGCGTTGCCTCGGACTCCGCCCGGACCTCCTACCCCATTATTACCGGGGTTGCCGCTGTTGCCTTTAGTGCCTGCGTTACCAGCATTGCCTCGCGCCCCGCCAGCACCACCTGCGCCGTTATTACCGGGGTTACCCGCATTTCCTTTTGCACCGGGGTTCCCTGCGGCCCCCGCATTCCCTCCGGGACCACCTACGCCATTATTGCCCGCATTACCGGCATTACCCTTGGTGCCCGCATTACCTGCAACGCCCGCCGCACCGCCCGGACCACCAACGCCATTATTGCCGGGGTTACCTGCGTTACCCTTAGCGCCTGCATTACCGGCAACGCCAGCGGCTCCACCGGGACCCCCAACACCGTTAGTACCTGCATTACCGGGGTTACCTGCGCCACCGGTATTCCCTGCGGCACCTCCATTACCGGCTGCCCCCGCAACACCGTTATTACCCGGATTACCTGCGTTACCCGCAGTACCGGGGTTGCCAGCATTACCGGGGTTACCTGCGCCACCTTTACCGGATACATTAACGCTGTATACGCCAGTCGGTACTATGAATGTCCCGGGCGCATTAAAGGTTATTGTCCCCGCCGCAGAACCGTCCACATTGAGGTGGCTAAGAGGCACTACCTACCTCCCCAGCTTGTATAGGGTGGCGATATTAGACTGTTTGATAGCGTCTAGCCCGTAGATGATAACTTTGGGCTGAAACTCTGTGTCGATGTCGTCGTGCACTTCGGTATACACCACAAACGGAAACTCATCGAGGCTGTCCGGCATGCCGACCATAGCCCAGTCGCGGAGCGGAGATAGCGCCGCCTCATGCTGCTCTGGGTCAGCATAGTTCATATGCATGTATGGGATGCCTAGGGAGTCCATGTGGTCCCGAGCCTCTACGCTAGGGCCAGTTTCATCTGGTGCCCAAGTCATTCCGGTATATAGGTAAATAGAGTCTATCTTTTGTATGGCCATATCGATGTCCTTACAGGTTAGCCAGCGATAGAGCACCGTAGTAGGTTGTACCGCCGTCCGTAGTTATAAAGTTCAATATATCCACTTTGTTGGGGGTAGTAGTCAAGGTTGGCGTAGAAGCATTAGGGAACTTAACTGAAGCAGGCCACGAAATAGTCCGAGAGCCTGTTCCGTCTTGTTTTACTATAACCGTAAAGCTGTACGCCTGACCCGAAGAAGGCGCGCCTGAAATCGTCAGCGATGTAATGCTGCTGTTCATGGTCAACTCAAAAATGTTCGCAGTAGTTAGGTCAATCGTGTGCGAAGTAGAGCTAATGGTTGAGGCAGTTATATCCTCGCGGTAGCGTTCAATCTTTGAATCAGAAATCGTATTGATGCCCGAGATTGTACCCCCGGTAATAGCTACGTTATTAGCCGCTTGCGTGGCTATTGTTCCGAGACCCAAGTTAGTACGTGCGCCAGCGGCAGTGGTCGAGCCAGTACCGCCGTTAGCAAGAGCAACTGGAGTCGTAAGGCTGAACTCGGTGCTGGATAGAGTTAGTCCCGTCCCAGCAGTATAAATCTGCGTCGCCGAAACCTGCGTAAAGGTAATGTCTGTAGTACCGAAGGTAATGACTCCCTCAGTATTGCAAACGTACGTCTCACCCGCACCCGTATTGCCGCCAGTAACGAAGAAGCCGCTACCCCGACCAAGCGCTGTGGAGTCCACAGGGGCATAAGTGTCTGCGTCAGTAGCACGCGTAAGTATCCACTGTGTAGAAGCCGATCCGGTATCAGTTACTGTATATACGCCGTTATGCGCAGCGTTGGATTCTTGGTATACTAGAATACGGTCACTGACTGATGGGTTTTGCCCGTCTACCGAAAGCGTACCGTTCGCCGTAGCTGTTAGCGTAGCGCCTACCCCGGATGAGCCGTTGTTATAGGAGTTGCTAGACAGCGCTACCGGAGTTTCGTAATCTACCGGTGTGTGGTAGTGAATTGACTCCGCCGCAACAGTATCGACGTAAAGTTTGTTTACTAGGTCGGTGTCTGCGCTTGGTGTGCTGCTAACCGTACCAGAAGTGACAGCAAGTGTAGATATGTTTACGGTATCAGAAGCGTCAGCATTTACAGTTTTGTCCGCCGGATAGACGACAAAAACCTGCTTCTCACCCGCAGTAAAGTTTACGGCAGAGCCGCCGTTGCTAGAGTCGAGAATGGTATCTCTGGATAGCGTAGTACCGGATGCGGTATACGTACCAATCCCGACTTCCCACTCGTTATTATTAGGCCCAGCAATCGTATAGTAAGTAGTGTTTGCGTTACCTACAGCCGCGAACGACTGGAAACCGGTCACCGCCCCATCTAGGGTAAAGGTGCCGGTTCCCGTGGTCGCCGAGGTCTCACGTACACGATCTGCAAGGACTAGAGCCATTAAGCAATCCTAATAATAGCTGAGGTGCTGTCGTAAGTTGGGAAGATAATCGTAAAGTCACCGTCAGTAGCAGTCTTGTCTGCACCGAAGTCAAGCACTGCAACCGCAGCGTTTGTGTTGGCAGAGCCAGCCGGGGTGTTATTGTAAATAAGCGCGCCCCGCGCTGTCAAAGATACCGAGCTAAAAGTAACGTCCGAGAAATCAGTATACCCGACACCCGCAGATGCAGATGTGTTGGTGCTGGTAACCCCTGTGCGAGTCAGCGTTTCACCGCCCGCTGTGTAGTTAGTGCCCGAAGACGAAACTTCATTCGACGTAGTGTACGCCAGCGTGTTAGCATCGATGCTAGCTGAAGACGTATAAAGCGCCAGTTTAAAAGTGTCGCCGCCCGAAGCGCGGAAATCGTGTGCACCTTGCAGAAGTTCTGCTTTGAAACTGGTGCACATAGCTTGCGTAATTGCCATTGCAGTCTCCTATGAGTCCAAGAGGGAGGCCAACTCTGGGTGACCCGCCGATTTAAATTTATTAGCCAGAGTTACTTTGTTAGACCGTACGGCTTCGTGCATATAATACACTAAAACCTGACGAATATCATCTTTAAACGACTCCGCTTGGTCTCTTATAGCTGGGTGAGTGTTAGAACCTACGTGGATAATCTTGTCCAACGCTCGCTCGGCTATCTCTTCCGGCGTAAAGCCACGGCCACTCGAAGTGGCTACTGTGACCGATCCGCCTAATACTGTTCCTACTTGGTCTATCATTTATTACCCCACCGGATATCTAACTTGAGGGGTGCGATACATATCTTGGCGGTTCTTGCCATCCCCTAGCTGCTTGAGCATACCAAGCGCTTCATCATACCGCTGCTTATACACCGTGATTACATCCGGCTCGCTCTTCATATAAGTAGCAGCCTCTAGCAGCGAACCATAAAGCAGCACGCTATCGAAGTTATCTCCGAGCCACGTGGTATTGGCGTCCACAATCGATGCCGGGTAGTAGAAGTAGTGGAGTTCGACATCATAGTCGTCGTCCGGCGTCGGGCCGAGGATAAAAGAATCTTTATCAAAATACGCGTAGTGCGTCGGCTTGCCCGTAGCAGATGGGTTCGGGAACGCTTCCCGGATAAAGTTCACGTCTTTATCTAGCAAATACTCATAGCGTCCGTCGCTATCGATGACTGCAATAGAGAAGGTAGCAAGCCAATCTGTGGGGGCGGATAAGTACTTATTTCCGGAAGTACACGAACCAGTCACGTTTTTACGCAGGTCAAGTAGCTGCACAGAGTTAAACACGCGCTCTTCCGCCTGACGGATAAACGTGTTTAGCTGCTCTGTTGACGTAAGGCCACCAGAACCTGCGGTATCCGGAAAGTCGTTTTCCGCATACGCCTTAATGGTAGAGACTAGTTCGGTATAGTTCATCCGTTAGCCCATTTTCTTGCTAGCGCCACAACCCTTTGTCGCCGCACCGCAACCGCGAATACGTACTGTTTGAGTATTAGGCACTTTATTTGGGTACCCGTCTACTTTTGGAACGGGTGTCATTTTCATGGTCGAGTGGTTTTTAACGCGCATATCCTTACTCCGTAGTTACGGTTACTGTTCCTAGTGCACCCTGTGCTTCTAACACATCTTCGAGTCCGGACAAACCCAAAGGGTTATTTAGCCCTACGGGACCCCAGCCCCATTGAATGTCCCGGCTCTGTTGGTAGCTGTTGTCGGGACGTGGGTTGCGTAGTGCTTGGGGGTCTTCAACACGGTACATACCTAGTTGAAGTTGGGGTTGATCTTCTTCCCAGCAAGTTGGGCATACGAGGAGGTTGACCTCTTTGGTCTTAATGACAATGCTTTTTAATTCTTTGAGTTTGTACTGAAACCCGCATCTATCACATTCCGCGATAGCCTTTTTGCCGAGTGCGTAGTTACTAGACATGACACCCCCTAGAGATACATCTGCCGAGGCGCTATTCTCAGTGTAGCCTTTTCGCGGTCTTCATCGGCGGCCTGCTGGAACAACTCTTCGTATTCCAT